CGTGTCATGGTAATGCCGCCAGCAACAAATTCTGTGAATGGTATTGCCCATAAACCAGGGTTATTTCTCCACTGTTCAATGGCCGCCAACGAAATACCAGCCAGAAGTTCCATGAAGGTATAAATTAACACTGGTAGTGCCTAAATATTCTGCTCCAGTTGCCGTAGCTGACGTGCTTGTAGTTTTTGGTACGGCAACAATGAATAGTGCCGCAGTTGGAAACGGAATTGGAAATGTTGCTGTACGTGATGAACAATATCCCCACTGTTTACCGTCCTACAGCGAACAACCTTGACGTCTGCGTTCCGTTCCAGCGATCATCATTATACCCATTACAAAGTCTGTAATTAATATTAGTGTTGCTTATGCCATAGACGAAAGTTTCACAGTTATCTGGTGAAATTACATTCGCATAATATAACTCACTGAACGCAATAGGATACGTTATAACACGATCATTACCAGAATTGGTATATTTTCCCCACTGTTTAACCAAAATAAAAATTGAATTGAAAGGAAGTAATAAAAATGCCAGCTAATATAGCAGACTGTAGAATTTTTTTGAAATTTGACGAAGCAGGGAATAGAATTGATACCCTGATAGAAGATCATAATCTTAAAATCACACCTAAAAAACCCATAATTGAGTATGAGCAGGGGGAAGAAATCTTTTTAACTATTCCTGCTCATGGAGATGTGAATGATAATGCGGAAGCCGTAAGTGTGCCTGAAACAAAAATACCTACAGGACAGTATAAACAAGTAGAAAAAGTTGTAGGTTATACAGATGAAATATTTGAGCCTTCAGTAGAAGGATTTACTGAAGTCAATTATGACCAATATCTAAAAATGTCTGGTAATGCTTCGGACGGCAAAGAATATCGATGGGATAATAATGCGGGAGAGCCAAAAGAATATGTTTATGTACCATCATTAGAAGAATTGAAGGAACAGAAACTACATGAAATAAAACTTGGATATATTAAAGACTTATATTTACCTGTATGGGTGGAACAGACGGATGGTAAGGTTTATGGGTATGATACAGATAAAGATAGCCAGGTAGACTTCATGGCATCATATAACAGAGCTAAAATTACAGGCACTACTCGTTATAATGTCTATGTGAATAAAGATGATCTTAGCGAAAAAGTGTTTACAGTACATAATCCGGAAATGTTTGAAGCTGCATTATCTGAAGCTGGTATATATCAAGAAAGTGTCTATGCAAAATTGTATGAGTTGGAGGATCGTGTGGAAAATGCAAAAACAGAAGAAGATCTTGTCAAAATATCTTGGTAAAATGGTTGAAAGCGCATGGATACTAGCTTTATGAGGTAATAATAAAATGCAAAAATATCATACCGAATTCAAACCGCCTGCGATCCTGATAAACCAAGGGATACAGGCTTTTTTGTTGCGTAAATTCGTGCCGGGTTAATACCACTCAAGGCTGTCAAATGAGGTCTATAGCCTTTTTTAGCTCATGGAGGGATTTATGGGTATAAACTCTCTTAGTAACTCCTTGACTGGCATGTCCGAGAATACGTTTGATCGCCGTATCGTTAGCGCCAGCATTATCTAGCATGGTAGCACAGGTGTGGCGGCATTCGTGCGGCGTATGCTTACATCTACTAGCGGCCATGACAGAATCGAAGCGTGTTCGGTATTGATGGTAAGTAAGTTGACTGCCTTCGTCTGTAGTAATGAGATATTTACCTGGCTGCTGCATCCAAAATTCAAAATAGGGTATAGTTTTTTTTGATATTGGCACAGCACGATTTCGACCGGCAGCAGTTTTTGACTCTCGAACGATAAAATATCGCTGTCGCAGTTTGACGTCTGTTTTAACGACAGATAGCAGTTCGGACGTACGAACACCAGCGTATATCATCATGAGCACCGTCATAGCCCATTTATCACCGAGTTTTTTTACTCTGTTTATCTGTCGAGTGTTAAAAGGTGTTTTAGGGTATTTAACCACGTGCTGATCAATGTCTATGTATTGGCTAATGTTGGCGGCAGGGTCAATAATTTCATATTTTACGGCATATGTGTACATATGATGTAATACCTGTCTAACCTTCTTTTGCATAGCGTAGTGAGCGCCGGCGTTACGTGTATCACGAATAACGGCCTGCAGGTCACCAATTTTTAACTCGGCAAACTTCTTGCTATACAATCTATTGCAGTGCTTGTATGCCGAAAGGTAATTGACCTGTGTAGTTTTAGCCAATTTGGGAAATCGCTCAGCCCGCATCAACTCAAAGACCTCTGAAAAGGTGATCAGCGTTGGTGCAAAAAGGGACGGATTTTTATGATACTCTGCGAGTAAAGCAAGTCCTTCAATCTCGGTAGCAGTGTCACCGATTGATTTTTGACGGCCGTTGATTGTGACTTTTACAGACCATGGGCGGCGGCGGTTACCGTCAGTTCGTAGCACAACACTACCAAAGCCGTTTGGTAGCTTCATTCGTTTTCTTTTTTTAGTATTCAAAATATCACTCTCCTTTAAGGAGCATTATACAGGAGGCAAAAATGAACTGGGAATCTTTTAAATTTGCGGCTATTGGAGCTGCTCAAACTTTAGCACAAGGTTGGTCATATAAAGCCTTAATAGCGGCAATGTTGGCTATGATTTTGCATAAGCACGCTATATTGTTTTATAGCTTTGCTTTTTTAGTATTTATTGATTGTTTTACCAAATGGGTATCGATATCCTATCTGCATCTAAAAGATAGTGGTATTGAAAATCCGACTATTCTAGAATCTATTAAAGGAATAAAAAAAGCCAGAGCTGCCAAAAAGATAAAAAGTGAAGTTATGAAACACCGTTTCCTTGGGAAAATCGGTGTTTATTTAATTTGTGCGTTGTCTGCTGCTGTCGTTGATGTAGTTATGAGAGTTTTAGATAAACCTACTTGGGCAGTTATGACGGTTATTGGATATCTTGTTGTAACTGAGCTGCTTAGTATTATTGAAAACTTAAATGATGCTGGCGTGGAAGCTATGAGTGGATTGATTGTTTTTGTTAAAAAGAAATTGTAAGAATTGAGGTTGAAATCTGAAAGGAGCGTGAAAAATAATGAAAGTATTTATTAATCCAGGACATATGCCAGGTGTTGATCCTGGCGCCGTGAATCCTAACAGTGGTTTAAAAGAATGTAACGTAGCATTGGCTGTAGGAAAACTTGTTGAGTATTATCTAAAAAATGCCGGATGCGAGGTAATGCGTCTGCAGAGCGACAACCTAAACGGCGAATCTCCGGCATATCCGAATGTTTGTAAAACTGCTAATGACTGGGGTGCAGATGTATTTGTTAGTTTGCACTGCAATGCGTTTGATGGTTATGCGAGGGGCATTGAAACATTGATGTTTAACTTTGGCAGCGAAGCTGAACGCCTGGCTGCCTGTATACATAAGCAGTTGGTCGATACGGAGCAGAGCATTGATCCATATATTCCTGATCGTGGGCTGAAGGAACGTCCGAATTTGTCTGTACTACGCAACACTGAGATGCCGGCTATTCTCATCGAAATGGGGTTTATTGATAACGATCACGATGTTATTTTGCTGGAACATAAACAAGATGCGATTGCAAAGGCTATTGCACGTGGAGTAACAGATTACGCAAATTTATAAAAGCAACTATTTCAAAATAAGGTAATAATGGCAGGGTTATCATATATACCAATTAGCTATTATATTGATATTGGTTATATGCTAGATTATGCTGGAATTATTGCAGAAAAAAATAGCTCCCATTATAGGGAGCTATTTTTAGAATATTTAGGATTGAGATTTCATTTTTGTGTTTTTACATTTTCGACATAGTCGTCATGCAGTCCTTTAAAAATTGCATAAATCATACCTATAATGAAAATAGCTGCAGCAATCACAACTAGTAAGATTATACCAGCAATAGCTAGAAAAATCATAAACTCTAACATAAAATCACATCCTTATATAAATACTATAACATTTTTTCAGGAAGATGGGCAATAATGGACGGTAAAATTATCTGGGGAATAATATTTTATGATATCAATCATATAAATATAGAAAGTGTGATTAAAAATTGCGTAAGGAGGTAAACCATGAATGAAAAAATCAAAAGTTGGATATCTAATAATCGCTTTCTTGTTGGTATGGGCGTTGGCGCAGTTCTTTTTCTTGCCTGCTATCTGTTCAGCCGAGCCGGCATACATGATAACGGAAAGCGAGCTGGTGACACTGGAACAAAACTCGAACAGGCTGTTAGCAATCAGCAGTCAATTAGCAGTGGAATTGCAAACAGCCAGGGAACAGTTGATAGTATCGGATCAGGAATTGACCGAAGCCAAACTGCAGAAAGAGCTGCTGCAGAAGCAGTTGACAGATGTACTGAACTCGTCGAAGAAACAAGAAAACTTACAGAAAGAAATCTTGAAATCCTTGCCACCATCCGCGCCAGGGGTCCTGCGGGAGATCGGAGCCAAGATTAATGTTGATCACTATGTTACAGGTATCAGCTATGGAGTGAGCCGCCGGATAGGTGGCAAATATATAGGATTTCGAGGCGAGTATGATTGGCAAGATAAAAAAACTGGCGTGTGGGTAACATATGCATATTGAGATAAAGCCTGACTATTACTTAAGTAATAGTCAGGCTTTATTTTTTTTGCTATTTTGCCTATAATAAAGCTTGTGTGTTAAGGAGGTTGTTGTATATGTATGTAATAATTAGAGGGCACTGTATTGAAGGAGAGAATTTAGAAGAAATGGCAGCTTGTTTGTTTAGGTGGATGCCGCCGTTGGTTCCTTGGTTTACCGAATTACAGAAACGAGTTAAGTCAGCGGAGTGTGGTAGTGACGGAGAGGCTTTTTTGTCTGTAGTAAAGTCTGATCCCGAACTATTTCCGATAGAAATGCAAAGTAAAGATAGTCCATTTAGAGAAATTTAAGAAAACAAAAAGAGCAATCTTTTCAGATTGCTCTTTTTTCGTCGAGGTATCTACGACGTTTGCAAACAATGCCTGGCAGTGGCATGGAGGAGTTTGCGTATATATTCTATCATAATTTAGAATGAGTTTAAAATGAGTTTCATATTTTTCGGAAATATGAAAAATGTATAAAATAAATAATAAAATATGGACTGAATGGTATAAAAAAACACTTAGTAATAATGGAAGAAATGCAATCATTGAAGTTGTTCGTCTGTAATTGATATAGATTAAAATTTTTTTTAATATATAGCAGCATAT